AAACTTTCAAGTTAAAACCGACCAAGACTTGTTTTATATTGATGGTTATGACCAAAAGCATAATATTGTTTTGGAATACGATTCAAAATACCATAATAAACTATCTCAAAAACAAAAAGATTTGGTAAGACAACAAAAAATCATCGAAATTCTTAAACCAAAGAAGTTCTGGAGATATGATGCGGTAAATAAAGAATTTACAGAAGTTATAGGAGAAAATAATGAGTAATTCAACAATAAGACCAGAAACACAAATGGACGGAGACGAGATTGATATTAAGCAAAAATCTCTGTTTGCCCGTCTAAAGAAGTTGTTTTCTGCGGGTGTAGTAGTAAGAAACGTCGGTGGTAAGAAACTTAAAGTCAAGGATACCAGTGACTTAATGTATGCCACGGACAGAAACAGTCTTCGTGACCGTTTCAATCGTGTTCGTTCCACATCTTACAATGCTTACACAAGAGACTTTTCATTAGCCTATCAGGCTGCCCGTATCGACTTGTTCAGAGATTATGATACGATGGATATGGACCCGATTCTTGCTTCTGCTTTGGACATCTACGCAGACGAATCCACAACCGTAAACGAATTGGGCAAGATTTTGGTGGTTCAAGCCGAAGATGATAATATCAAGGGAATTCTTGAAAATTTATTCTATGATATTCTAAACATTGAACATAACATCTGGTCTTGGACAAGAAATCTCTGTAAATATGGCGATTTCTACATGAGACTTTATGTGTCACCTGAATATGGTGTTTACCAAATTGAACCGATTTCCGCTTACAATGTTGAACGTCTTGAAAACACAGACCCACTCAATAAGAACTACGTTAAGTTCCAAATTCGTCCTACCGATACATCCCAAGTAGAAACATTGGAATTTTCCGAATGCGCTCACTTTAGATTACTTTCAGATTCAAACTTCCTTCCTTATGGTAAGGCCATGATTGAAGGCGCACGTCGTGTTTGGAAACAGTTGTCATTGATGGAAGACGCTATGTTAATCCATCGTATTATGCGTGCTCCTGAAAAGCGTATTTTCAAGTTGGATGTAGGTAACGTCCCACCACAAGACGTTGATAGTTTCATGGAAAAAGCCATCGCTAAGATGAAGAAAGTTCCTTATATCGACCCACAAACCGGCGATTATAACTTGAAGTTCAACCTTCAAAACATGGTAGAAGATTTCTATCTTCCTGTTCGTGGTAGCGACAGTGGAACATCTATCGAAACATTATCAGGCATGGAATTTACAGGTATTGATGATATTCAATATCTCCGTAATAAGTTGATGTCTGCTTTGAAGATTCCAAAAGCATTTTTGGGATATGAAGAAGAACTTTCCGGCAAGGCCACATTGGCATCAGAAGACGTTCGTTTTGCTAGAACAATTGGTCGTATTCAAAGAGTAGTCGTTTCCGAATTGGAAAAGATTGCTATCGTCCACTTGTATTCACAAGGATATCGTGATGAATCTTTGGTGAATTTCAAACTCGAACTTACCAATCCTTCTACCATTTTTGAAAAGGAAAAAATTGAAGTTTGGGGTAATAAGACCGAACTTGCCAAGAACATGATGGAAAACAAATTGTTCTCAAAGGCATGGATTTACAAGAACGTATTCAATCTTTCCAAGGATGATTCTAACGAATTGCTTGACCAGATTGTTGAAGATTCCAAACAGATGTGGAGATTCAAATCAATTGAAGAAGAAGGTAATGACCCAGCCAAACCATTTCAGAAAATTAATCCGGCTGCTGAAGGCGGCCCAGGAGGTGGCGATGGCGGTCTTCCAGATTTGGGAGGCGGCGGCAGCTTACCTGATTTGGGTAGTGGCCCAGGCGGCGGCGAATTGCCAGACTTGGGTGGAGGCCCAGGCGGCGGTTCACTACCACCACTCCAAGAAGCCAAAATTAAAGGAAATGTAAACCATGCTAAATGGCATCAAATGAATGATGCAACTACTTCCCCGAGCGGAAGTATTGATGAAGAACAGGGCGAACACGCTGATGATTATGAAAGACCATCACAAGCCGGCGAGCACGATGCTCGTGTTCAACATCCATTTGGAGAAGACCCATTGGGAAATATAGAAAACAACAGAAAACCTCACAAGGGGCATGACTCGTTGACGCCAAAATGGGCAAAAAATTCACCGTTAAGTCTCGAAACAATGGAACGTGGTAGTTTACTCCAAAGTTTAAGTTCTTATTTGAAGTCAAAAACCGAAAAAAAGGAATTAATTAAGGAGTCAAAAGAATTAAATGGCAGGTCAATCCTCGATGAAAAAAATATAATTGATGAATAATATTAAAAACCAACTCAAATGCCCAAAATGTAACAAAGACAGGGTATTCACATCAAGACAGGGATATAATTACGCTATACGTAATAATAGTGTTTGTAACGTTTGTTCTAAATTAGGAATCCATTTTTCGGAAGAACATAAGAAGAAAATATCAGAAACCAGAATTAAAAATGGAACGGCGAGGGGACAAAATAATCCCATGTATGGAATGGGACATTTAATTAAAGGACAAAATAATCCCATGTGGGGGAAATTTGGAAAGAATCATCCTAGTTATGGAAATCATACAATGTCAATTGAAGGAAAACAAAAATTAAAAGAATTAGCAAATAAAAAGAAAGACTTGAATTATAGAGAAAAATTATCTAAATTATTAATAGGTAAAAATAAAGGACAAATTCGTTCCGAAGAAACGAAAAGAAAAATGAGAATTTCTAAATTAAAACGGTTAGAATCTTTAGGTATAGGAACAGGAGAAGACGTTGGGGCCAGAGAATGGTTTTTAAATTATAATAAAGAAAATAATACAAATTATAAACCAAAAAAAATTATAGAGATTGGATATATTGCAGATGGATATGATGAAATCTTGCATTCTTGGATTGAATATGATACTCCATATCATAGACCTTTATGTAGACAACAAAAAGATTTAATAAGACAAAGTAACATAATAAAATATTTTGAGTCAATTAATAAACCACTCAAATCGTTCATTAGAATAAAAGTCGATAATAACGGAAATGTAATCGATTCTAATCAAGTTTATGGGAAATAATACATTTTCACGTATTATGGACATATTTATAAATTATGTGGAAGAGTTGAATATATGCTTAAAAAATTGCGTCATTCAAAGTTTAAAAACACCGGCATTTTGTTTGAACTGTTGACACGACAACTGACAGTTGACATCATTGCCGGAAATGAAGGTTTTGCCAAAGATTTGCTCTTCAAGTATTTCAAAGAAAATACTGAATTGGGTAGGGAATGGCGTCTTTACAATTTTCTCTTGTCAGAAAAGAAAAGAGATAGTGCTGATGCTGATAGATTTTTATCGGTCATCGTTGAACAACGTAAGAAACTTAGCAATGCCAAATTAGCTAAAGAGAAATACGAATTAATTAAAGAAATTAAAGAACTTTACCCCATTGACGATTTCTTAAAGTCAAGTATTAAGGATTACAGAAGTTTAGCCTCTATATTCAAACTCTTCGAGGACGCATCTTCTAAAGACCTTAAATTTGATGTTCAGGAAATTTATCAGGCTAAAACCTGTATTATTGAAAACATCGTCAACAAACCAAAGAAAGTAGGAGAAGAAGAAGAAGATATCCTTAGTTTTTATGCGCAACAAAACGAAGATATCCGTCTATTGTCTTATCGTATTTTGGTTGAAGGAATGAACAAGAAATACAAAGATTTGGATGACAATCAAAAGAACGTTCTCCGTGAATATATCAACAATATTTCTAATACTAATTCCTTGGGGTCATTTATTACAAGTCAAGTAGATAATGTAAAATCACAATTGAATGAATTGTCTTCCAAGATTAAAGACAACGACGTAATTCAAATCAAGATTAATGAAGTAGTTCGTCAATTGGATAAGTCTAAACCGGCACAAAATAAAATTGTAAAGGATTCTAATGTGATGGTGGTTCTATTAGGATATGAATTAATTAAAGAAATTTCAAATCGAATTAAAAATAAGTTATGATAGGAATACCACGTTCAGAAGAAACAAAGAAAAAAGTTAGTGAAAATCATTCACGATACTGGAAAGGAAAACGTTTTTCTGAGGAACATATTAAAAAAATAAGCGATTCAAACAAAGGAGAAAATTGTTATTGGTATGGAAAGAAACATTCCGAAGAAGTAAAAAATAAAATGTCTTTGGCGAAAAAAGGAACTAAAAGACCAATAAAAATTAGACAAAAAATTTCTAATTCGTTAAAAGGAAAGAAAAAATCTGTAATTTGTTCGGAGAATACTAGAGAAAAACGAAGAGTATTAAAATTGGAACAAATAAAGCAAACTTTTGGAGGAATTAGTTTCAATCCAAAAGCCTGTGAATTCATTGATAAATTAAACAAAAAATATGGTTGGAATCTTCAACACGCTTTGAATGGCGGCGAAAAAAGAATAACCGGATATTCTGTCGATGGGTATGACAAAGAAAAGAATATTGTCTTTGAGTATGATGAAAAACATCATTATTATGTTGTGGACGAAACATTAAAACCAAAAGACGTTCAACGTCAACAGAGGATTATTAATAAAATACAACCAACATTATTTATTAGATATAATGAACAGAAACAAAAACTATACGATGTTATATCTAATAGGGAATTATCATAAACTATATGAAACAATCACAACTTAAATCATTAATTAAACAGATTGTTAAAGAGTCTATCATCAATAAGATTGGTGAAGGTCAACCTGTTGGTGGAGTTAAGAACGACCATCCTTTTGATGCTGGTAGAAACAATGTCATGAAAGCCGTGAACATTGCCGAGAATGAGTCTATGATGAATACACTTGAAGTATATCGTCAGACGGGTGTAAAATGTGGAGAGGCACAAAGAAAAAAAGACCAAGGAACCGTTTCTCATTTAATGGATTGGTTTCATAAAGCCGTCAGAATGGAAGGAGAAATGTCTAAAAAATTGGCTATTGATGCTTTTAATAAAGGATACAGAGAAGGAACTGGATATTCTCAACAACAAAAACCACAATATTTTAGAGAAAAAGTTGGATTTGATGGAAAATATGTTGATGACATGGAAAGTGGAGTAGCGGTAAAGAAACTTCACAGTTTGGATGAAAATGGCGGACTATTATACAAACAAAGATTTGTGTATCCAGAAGATTTTAAAGGTGTAAAAAATTACATTCGTGTAACAAGACGACCAGATACAGATGAATTTGTTGTATTGTGGTATGAAAATGGCAAACTAAATGAAGACAAATCGTATTTTACAAACGATGCCGCGGATGCGTGGAATACTTTCGTTTTAATGAAACCACAAGTTGATAAAGCGAACAATCCAAAAATGAATAATGGTGTAAATGAAGAAACAGGCACAGGAGCAGTTGCAGGATATGCTACTCCATTTGCCTTTAGTAAAAAAAATGGAAGTAAAAGGGCGTTAGATGTTACTACTAAGATGGGATACAAAAAAGTAAAAGATATTGATTAATGAATACAAAAGATACATCATTATGGAATAGAAATTGTCCTGATTGTGGAGTTCTTCAATCATTTGCGACTAAAGATGGGTTAATGCGTGCTGTAAAATTTGACAGAGTTTGTAAAAAATGTGCGAATACAGGAGAAAATAATACCAATTTTGGAAAAATCCCATCTAAAGAAATTAAACAACAAATATCAAAAAGTTTACGGGGAATTATTCCTTGGAATAAAGGCAAAAATACATCCAAAGAAACAAGAATAAAAATATCATCATCTATTAAAGGAAAAAAATTATCATCAGAAACAAAATATAAATTGAGATTAATTTCTATAAATAGAATAAAAAATCAAGGAATATTTTCTTCATTTAATCCTACTGCTTGTAAATTCATTGAAGAATTCGGAAAGAAAAATGGTTATAATTTTCAACACGCTTTAAATGGTGGAGAAGTTGAATTATATGGTTATTTTGTTGATGGTTATGATAAAGAAAGAAATATAATCTTTGAATATGATGAACCACGGCACTATGTAATAAATGGAGAATTAAGAAATAAAGATTTACAAAGACAAAAAGAAATCATTGAGAATATTAAACCACGGTCTTTTATTAGATACGATGAAAGAAATAATAAATTGTATGACGTTATTACTAACAATACAATTTCAGAAATAAAAAAATAATATGAGAATAAAGTTAAGAAATCTATTAAATTTAACCGAACAGGCTCCGTCGGCACCCGACCCTTTATCACCCACACCTGCGCCGATTCAACCTGGAATGAATGCCGGTGGTCAAGATGACCAACAGACTCCACCAGCAACTCCTGATACGTCTCCTGAACCAGAAGACCCAGGGGAATATGATTTTACAAAAGATTTTAGAGCATTTGAAGACAAGAAGAACAAAGCCGAAGCCGATGCAAAGAAAGTTCTCTTGGATAAAATGAATGAAAGACTTTTGAGTAAGACAATTGTTGCCAATGCCTCCCGTGGTTATGGACAACCAAAGACCGATTACACTATCAAAGCTGTAAAGAAAGTCAGTGTTGAATTTTGGTATAAAGATTATGTTGTTATTGTTTCTGATGAAAATGACAAGAAGTATTTCTTGACTCCAGGAATTAATATCAAGATTGAGAGTGAAGGTTCAGAACCAGCGCCAGACGGTGAACAACCGGTTGTGCCAGGTCAAGAAGACCAACAGGCAGCACCTACGCCAGAACAACCAGGCGCAGGTGGTCAAGAAACTCCAAATGGAACTCCACCACCAGCTCCAGAACCAGAAGGAGAACCACAAGGCGTGACTCCACAAACTCCTGACGCAAATCCAACTCCAGCACCAGCCCCACAGGCCGCTGCACCAAAACCAGAGGAACCACAACCAGAAGCACCACAAACTGCTCCTGTTCCACCAAAAAAGAAAAAGAAATTGGCACCTGTAGCAGAATGGGTTCAAAATGATTTAAACAGTTTCCTTTTGGAATTTATGTCTGATGACGTAAAGAATCAAAATGGAAAGGTTAATTTTGTTACTTATATACAAGAAGCATCTAAGATGTTGGCCGAAGGCGTAAATGCTACCAAGGTAAGAGTTAAATTATTGATTCCTGAAAATCACATGGTAAATGTTGACAACAGAGACATTAAGTTAGCCGCCTTAGACGCCATGAGACAGAGAACGTATGGCGGTCAATATTCTAAAGGTTCCATTGAAGTCAACAAAACCGGTAGATATTATCTCTTGGAATACGTAAAAGAGATAGGATGGAGCATTTAATATGAGTCAGAAACAACTATTAGTCGATTGTATAACATTCGAATTCGTCAAGGATAATCTCTTTGAAGAGGCA